AGTTCAACTTCCGTGTCTTGCGTCTAATTCTATTAGTGTAACCGATTGCGATTATCCTGTGGGAACAATAGTATCGGTTGCAGTTTTATGTTCGCCTGTTGAAAACCAAGATCTTTTTTTAGAAAACGCTCCTGCCGTCAATTCAAGCATGACAAACATCTATGTTCGTGTAGACGATAACGAAAAAACTAAACAGGTATTTCACTGGAACAATGGTAATGTTGTAGAATCGTCAGCATACGCCGCTCTTCCCGGCGAATGGCGTAGTAGAGGTATGTGCGGCAGTTATAACGGAAATGTTGTATCGTGTAAATACTTCTTAGCACAGAGGGTAAAGTAATGGCAGTATCAATCAATCACGATATGGATCAAGGCTCAAACTTTGCTTTTAGCGTTGTTGCTAAAGATAGTTCGGGTAATCCTGCCAGTTTGTCTGGCAGCACAGCCTATTGTCAGATGCGTAAATATTACACTTCAGAAACCGCCATATCCCTAACAACTTCCCTTACAGGAGGAACAGGAAACATCATAGTTTCTCTAGGCCCAACAGGATCTGCTGCGGTTAAGCCTGGTGTTTATTTTTACGATGTGGAATTGCATTCCTCAAATGGAACACAAGTTCAGCGTGTTGTTCAAGGTATGATTACGGTTTATCCTGAAGTTACAAGAATATGAGAAAATATAAATTATGTCCAATAAATCCATAAAACAACAGTAGTATTACTATTGGTAATGTGGTGGCAGTTTAATTTTCTATAGCGTATTGACACAACCAAACAGCATCTACCACATCACTTACCGGATTGCCTATCTTGCCTTTATCGCCTGCTAGACGGGCTTGCAAATCTAATCCGAAACGCTCTTGGAATGCGGCATGCATTTTCTCTTTGTCGGCATTTCCTTTGCCTGTTGCCCATTTTTTAAGAACTGTTGGGCCTACAACTTTAAAAGAAATTTTAGAGTTCCACAGTTTCCATTTTAATAATCCAGCGTTCTCTCCGATATGGAAAACACGCCCTTTGGCTCCAAGAGCGTAGTCCTCTATCATTACTTGGTCGGACGCACCAGCGAGGCGTATAGCCCATTCTGAGAGCCCCTGGTAGCGTTCCTCGGGTGTCGTCCAAGCAGGATATTCCCATCCTTTTATTAAAAAGTTACCAAATTTAAAATCACCTAGAAATTTTTTAGTCGAAGTAAGATAATGGGCTTGGTAGGATAGCCCGCCGTCTGTGGTTACAGCAACACACGGCGAGCATAGCGAATAGTCAATTCCTACAATTTTCACCCCATTATTTATGGGGGTCAGTTTGCCACGAGGTCTACGATTTCGCATGAGTTAGCCGAGCAAGCATAAGTTTGAGTGCCTGAGGTATTATCTTCCTTTTCATACTTGCTTAACTCAGTCCAATCCACATCCTTAGGCATACGCAATACGAACGCATCGTATTCCTCCTTGGTGCAGTCCTGATACGGAGCCTGCTTGTAGGAGTGATCCGAGTGTGGTAGGAACGAGATGCCTGATACTGCATCCAAGTGCTTGTAGACCCATGCACCCACTTCAACCCATTCGTGTTCACGAACGGTTACAGTAATTGACGGCTTGTGTTCACACCAATGATTCTGATAGGTGAGCCACAGATCAAGATGCTCAACCGCAGTCATATCGTTTCGTGTGATGCAGCCCTTGGGCGACTTCATTGGGAACGAGAACACCATGACGGAATCTGGCTTCATGGCACACGGCTCTGCGGGGAAGCCCTTGTCCAACATGAATTGGCACAGAGGATCTTTGCGATCTGCACGAACGGTGCGAATATAATACGGATTGTGACGAGCGTGAATGCCTGAAGCCGCATCCGTCAACTGAGATACGGTTCCGCTTGGCTTCACACAACTAATCGCTGCGGCAGGAGAAATCTTAAGTTTGCTCGCCCACTTTGTGTTTGTTTCTACGGCATGTTCACGAAGATCGTTAAGCATATTGTGTAGACCTTCACGATTATCTCGCATGATTGGGTTATCCAAGATGCCTGTGAGAGATACACCAAGCAGGGCTTCCTCCTGACAGTTCTTACGCCATTCGCTTGACAGGTAACGGAAGTCTACAAGACTAGCCTGCCATGTGCCAAGAATAGCAGCAAGACGAACCTTACGCTTCAGAGTTTCTTCAGTATCTTCTCTGCGAACCACAACCTCGCTGAGATTGCAGAACTCACGATCACGAAGAATAATCTCTGAGCAAGGATTAGTTCCGAACTCATGGTTTGGATCACGACGATCACCCAACTTCGCAACAGTTCGCTTGGCAGCATCACGATTAAAGATGCCACGCTCGCCTGACTTAGAGTTGTAAAGTGATAGCCATTCTTCCATGAATGTTCCAACTTCAGGACGCTCCTTGTAGACGGCAGAGTTGTTAGCCAAGGCTCGCTGTGCGTTGGCTTCCCACCATGCACCTGTCTTGGCTCCACGCATACGCTCATCGTTCAGATCAGATAGAGAAATGAGAGCGGAACGACGAACGCCACCAACCACAACAATCTCGGCAATCTTGCAAACGATATCGTGCGTTTCAATAGAAGTCAACTTGCGTCCCGCCGCCTTCTTGAAGGTATCAACACAGAAACGGAACAGGTCTTCAAGTGGTCTTGGGCCCGATGCTCTACCACCAAAGGTCTTCAGTCTTGCGCCAGCAGCACGAACCTTTGAAGTATCCCACTTTGGAATCTGACCGCCAACAAGCAGCGACATTAGTTCCTTGTATGCCTTTGCCCAACCAATCTTGCTGTCCTCAACAACGATTACCGTATCGCTATCGCTGAACTCTTCTGCAATAGTTGGTAACTTGTTTACAAACTGCTGCTCAACCGAGAAGCCTACGCCTGTGCCGCACATGAGGATGTAAAGAATTTCATCAAACGCACGAAGACGATTCAGAGCAACGAACGCACAGTTGTAGCCTGCAACATGGTCACGCTCAAGTGCTTCGCCTGCGGTCATCAATGCTCGCATGGAAGGCATCACTTCAAGATTCAGAACAGCAGTTTCAAGTTCGTTGCGAACCGACTTTTCCACCTTGTATCCACACTTGGTTTCAAGATGCTTCTCAAAGAAATTAAAATAACGAGCAACGGTTTCCTCCCATGTTTCTCTGCGATTCTTTTCTGGCATCCATCTGCTGTAACGCGAAAGATGGATAAACGACTGATAAGGGGTAGGCAATCCGTTGAAGTCACTCATTTTATTTCTCCTAGTTGTAGTGTTCCTGTATTTAGGACACGACTCCCCCAAAAGCGGAGGAGTCGCACAAGTATAGCACTAATTATTTGTGTGTCAATCCCAAGTAATGGTTTCTATTTGGTCACACGCAGCCGCATGAGTTGCAGGATCGCCATCCCATGTGATGGCTTCTAGTGCGGCTTCTTTTTGATTTGAAATTGTGCGAATACTTTGAATATGTGCTCGAATTGCATTTGCTTCTGCATCAGAAAGCAATCCAAGAGCCGCGTTTCTTTGTTTAAAATCTGGAGCATCCGCTATTATCAAATCGTGTGCGCGTTCACGAATGTATTTCAAGTAGTAGTCTTTGTAAGAATAGAACTCACGATTATCTACTAGAGTGGTTGAGCCGTCAGGATTGGTATAAGAAATTTTCATACGAATATTTATCCTTTCACCTTATGTGCGTAACCATATTCCAGGAGAAGGAGTTGCCGAAGTTTGAATATTGAGGGTTCCAACCGTTTCTGGAGGAGAAGTTGGTCCAGACTGCTGTAAAACATAAAGCGCACTAAAAGCACTACTATTACTGTGACCCATTACTCTATACATGGTAGATGGTTCTGCGGTATGTCCCCGCATATTTGTTAAAGAAGCACTATACGATACCCCAATCCAATACATTCCGGGTGAGAGTGTCACCGAGGATGATGATACAAATATCGTATTCGAATTTGCAGTAGTGGTTATGGTTCCAAAATTTCCAATGGTTGGACCTACAGGTTTGCCTCCACTCGAACGATAAACCTTTGCAGTTATTGTTCCTGTTACGGTTGGATTGGTGTTTGTGCTGATTGCACAAGCGTTTACTGTTTCTGTAGAGGTAATCCAGTATGGATAAAAATACACTATGGTGCTAGAACCCGAACTTGCAGCACCCGTAGTAACTGTTGATCCCGACATATGAGGAATGTATTTTGTTCCTCCCAAACTGCTAGACAGTATGGTGAATGGCGAAGGAGGCGACCAATAAACATTTCCGGTAGTTCCTGTAGCACGGAAAATTAAATCGGTGTTTGGAGTGTTTGATGGAGCAAGAGTTAATTTTAAAGAATTTCCCGTCAAAGAGACTCCGTTTATAACTGTGAATGGTGCGTTTATGTCTGGCATGTTGAATTACTGCATTTGTAGAAATGGCCCAACCGCTACGGCTGAGGTTACTTGGGTTATTGCGCCAACAGTATCGGGTGGCACAGTAATACCTGCTTGAGAAAAATATACAAAATATGTGGGAGTTCCTGCCGGAGTGGCTTGTCCAAAAGTATGCGAAATTTGATTTGTATCAGCAGTAATTCTTCGCATATTGTTTATACCGGCTCCAGTAAATCCCATACCCAACCAATACATTCCGGGGGTTAATTGGACAGAACCAGAAGAAACAGAAATTGTGTTTGCAACCGCATTTACAGTTATAGTTCCTAAATCGGAAATGGGTGCTCCTGTAGGGCCACCTATTCTTAGATCTGTTCCATACAGTTTGCAGTAAACAGGGCCAGTTAAGGTTGGGGTGCTTGCGGTTGAAGAAACCGCAGCCTTCACGGTAACTGCTGAGTAAACCACAAAAGGAAAATACACAACCGTTCCTGCCGACAGTCCTGTGTTAGTTGCTGACTGAGTGGAACTGTTACACGGAATCAGCAAACGAGACCCGCCTGTGTAATGATCCGGCGTTGCAGGATATCCCCACAGAACATTTCCTGTGGTTCCTGAAGAACGCAGAACGCTGTTTGTGGTTGGTCCTGTAGCAGAAACAAAGTTTATAACCGAACTACCGGTAATACTTAAACCGTTTACAGGAAAGAATGATGCGTTGATGTCAGGCATAGTTTATTGAATTTGAAGTAGTGGACAAATAGGAGTTGAAGAAAGAAATTCAGTTACAGTTCCTATGGTAGAAGGTAGTGGAGCAAAGCCAGTAAAACCACGGGTATAAGTTGCACTTGTAGGGGTTTGAATACCCATCGTTTTCTGTGTAAATATAGTATCCGCAGTATAAACTCGTAACGCGGTTGATGCAGTAATAGAAGGAACATACCCCACCCAATACATTCCGGGATTTAGTGTTACAGCGGAAGAAGAAAGAAATTGTGTGTTTGTAGCGGTGGTTACTGTGGTGTTGCCGTAATCACCAATAGGAGCCCCCGTAGGCCCGCCTGTGTTAGGATCACAAGCATACACCTTGGCTAAGTATGTTGTTGCTGTGGGATTTGTCCCTGCACTACACACAGAAAATTTTGTTGATATGGTTGAGTGTATGGCAAATGGTGCATAAAAAACAATTCCTGTTGCACCACTAGCAGTAGACGCAGAAATTGCATTTGCAGGTATAGGAAATATGCTTCTTGATAGTCCCGATACATGAACAAAATTTCCCGCAGTTTGCCAAGTCAGAGATCCGGTTGTTCCGGCGGAAACTAAAATTTCATCAAAATCTGGAACCCCACTTCCCGAAAAATTCACAACAGCATTACCTGTTAGAGATAAACCATTTATTATCGCAAATGGTGCTGTGGTGTCTGGCATTTTATCTCCTACCGATTATCCGTTATGAGCACGAACGGTTACTATGAACTTTGTGGAGTTTGCCGATGATGGTGTGGCACGAATCAGCAAATCTTTTGGTGAACCACTCAAGGTTGTGCTGTAAGAAGACACAGGGCCAGTTGCTCCTGTGCGAATCAAGCCGTATTGCGTGTTTACAGTATCGGTTCCGTTCTGCACTATCAACATCTTTAGCATTTCTGTTTTGTTGGCTACTGTATCCTGTGCAGAAATTGTGACTTCAAACGCGGGATAGAGCATTACTGGGGGGATTTCTCCGTCATCATAAACACTAGGAACTGTAGCAATAGTCTGATTGGCTGTGGTAGCCGTTGTGGTGGTTCGATAAGTCTCATTAAACGAATAGGTGTCAGCAAACGATGGAGCCGATACTTGATTAAGGAAACCGCCGAAGTTGTTTATACCACCCACAGGCGCACTTAGTGTGATTGTTCCAGTAGAGTCATCAACTGATATATAAGTGCTATTACCATTTCCGGGTTCATCTCCAATTGTGGTTATGGTATTTGCATCATAATTTATTTGAAGAGCACTACCCTGTGTTCTTGAGAATATGCTATCGGTTAAAACTTGACCTGCGTAAACATTGGCTGCCGTTAATCCTGTGGTGAATCCCACAAGATTTGCACCTGCGAATGTTGCACCTGTAGACACATATATGGCGTTTGCGGTAATTCCTGCTGTAAAAGTCTGAAGAGCAGAGAAAGTATTGGCTACAGTTGAAGTCATTCCGCTACCAGCACTTATTGTAACATCACCAGTTAGTCCATTAACACTATGAACACCAGTATTGTAAACAACAACTGCACCTGTGGTCGGTGATACAAAAATTCCGTTTCCTGCACCCGTTACCGAAGAAACAGCAGCAGTTCCACCACCACTCAAAAGATTTGATGCTACTCCTGCTCCGGCAGAGGTTAAGTCAATGTAAGCACCACGGTTTGTTCCGCCCGATTCAAAAATGCGAAGTTTGTTTTGGAATATGTCAATAGAAACTCCGCCTGTCAGCGTAGTATTTGTAGCAGCCAACCCGAAATCAATCTGACCGCCTTCATCACCACCGATTGTTGCTGCTCTAAAATTAGTTACAGTTACCTGACCAGCAAAGGTAGCACCGTTTGTAACCCACAAATTGTTAGCAGTAATACCACCGTTGAATGTGCCGAGACCTGTATGAACTGAAGTTCCTGCAAATGTAACTCCATTAGTTACCCATAGGTTATCTGTTGTTAATCCTGAGGGGAATGATGGTCTTGAAGCAAAAGTTGCGCCTGTAGACACATACAGAGCGTTTGCGGTAATTCCTGCGGTGAAAGTCTGAAGTGATGAGAAAGTTTGTGCGGCATCAACTACTGCTAAAGTTCCGCTTAAATTTGGGCAAGTCAAGGTTCTACTTGCTGATAAAGCGGCTGATGGGTCTATAGTGACATCAAAAGATTGTGCGTCACTGTCGTTGCCCTGTAGAGACAACTTTGCTCGTTGCGCTCCGAAGGTTGACCAAAATCCTGTTCCATAACCAGTTGTAACCCGTAACACACCTGTTCCTGGAGCAACAGTAACATTACCGCCCGTAGCGTTTATGGTAATAAAATTTGAGTTTGTGGCGCGAGTTCTTAAAATAAGAGCGGTTGTGTTTGCGGCAGGTTGAGCCACTTGAATTGCATTGTTTACAGTTATAGTAGAACCTGAAGACAATCCGCTAGAGAATGTGGCAAGAGAAGCAAAAGTTGCACCGCTAGAGACATACAGATTGCTTGCAGTAATTCCTGCCGTCATGGTCTGCAAGCCAGTGAAAGTATTAGATCCTGTTACTGCTATGCTAGTAATTGCTCCGGTGAGACCATTAACCGATCTAACACCAATGTGTGCAAGTGGCGTATTCAACCATTGACTTGTTGTCGTATCGTAAATTAGAACATCATCATCTTGAACACTTGTTATGGTAACATCCGTCAAGTCATCTAGATTTGTGGCAACACTACCACCACCGCTTGATGTGGTGCGGAACTGTCCTGCTTGAATGATTCGTGCTTCGTCTGCAAGAATATCTGCTGCAAGGTCTGTGGTGTTATACTTTGCAATCACAAACGCAGTAAGCACAGCGTTTGTCTTGGTGTTTGTGATTTCTGTAAAGTCTTCAAGATGGATGTTCTTGGCTGCTTCAGGAAGACTTGCGTATTGTGATCTACCATAATAGACACCAAGCACATCAGGAGTGTTGGGGTAGAAGAATACTCGCTGAATGGTGAACGGCGTGGACGGGGAAACTGCGGCTAGAGTTCCGCTGCCGTTATCGTAGTTCGCGGGGTCAATTCCCGTAAATCCTGTTTGAGTTACGAAAGTGCCTGCGGTTGCACCACGATAGTATCTCCATATTTGAGCCTCAGTTTTAGCATTATCCGAAACTACGCTAGGATTGTTTGGGTCAGTTTTATAGTTACGACCCAAAATGAATGCGGTTCCTGAAGTGCGATTCAGACTTAGATTTGCACCATTTGCTTGAATGGTGTGACCATCCACCTTCATCGGGCCGAATGCACGAATAAACTGCTCGTATTGCTTGTCGGTAGCGTATCCCACATTTGGAATGGTTCTGGCTAGCGAGATATAAGAACGGCTTGGGTGAACTAGCGCACCGATAACAATGTTGTTTTCAACTTGGTCATCAGTATAGTAGGTGGCTTGCTGATGCAACACGCCGCTGCTGTCAAAATACAACCATGTGGTGTCTTGAGAAGTGAGACCGCTGAGTGTAACGCCTGTAGCACCCGCCCATGTTACAAACTGTAGTGTTGGATTTGGTTCAGCGGTGTGTGATGCGCCCGCGAAGTGAATTTGCCCCTTGCCTGCGGTGATATCAAACTGACCGCTGTTTCCCGCATTGATAGACAAGATTCCGCCGTATAGAAGTCCTGTAGCCAAATTAGACGAGAAAATGTTACCCGGAATTCCGTAAAGGTAGCCTGCATCCAACTGACTTGTGGCTCCATCGTTTCCTGAGTGCCATGCGGTTCCACCGTTGATAGACAGACTAGAAGCAATTTGCACATTATCGGGAAGTCCCACAACAAAACTTGTGGCTCCTGTAATCTCAATTTCGTTTGCCGTTCCTGTGAGACCGAATGCACCTGTTCTGCCGTTTATTGAAGAAACATAGTTTGAGAATCCTACTGCGCCAGTTTGACCATTCCAAGAACTGACTATATTGGAAGCGTAAATGCTTCCCGCCGTCAAACTGCCAATTCTTGCGTTCTGTCCTGTGAGAGTTAGTGTTCCGTAATTTAGTTCTGATGGATTTATGGTTATGTAATTTGAGCCGCCTTGCACAGGCTTAATGTAAATCACATTGTCTTGCGATATTGGAGAAGGCTGTATATCAATTAATGCTCCGCTACCGTTTCCTTCAACGGTGTCTCCTAGTTGTATTTCACCCTCTGATGAAGTTATTCTAACAACACCATGAAGAGCCATAACGGATATGGAATCTCCTGTATCGTCTATGGATAAGTAGTTACCATTATTACTGTTTTGAAAATCTCCAATTCTAATCGGCTTACTTGAATTGCCGAGTTGAAGTTCGGATGCAGATGCTCGCGGAAGAATTGTGTCAACATTCAAGTTTCCACTAATAGTTACATTATCAGGTAAGCCTACAACTAAAGAAGTAAGACCAGTAACCTCAATTTCGTTTGCAGTTCCCGTTATGCCGTTTACAAAAACGGAATCCCAAGCAAACCCATTCCAAATCCAGGTATTCCCCGAATATGAGTATGTGGTTTGGTTGGCGGTTAATCCTGTTGATGGAAAGTTTAAGGGCATTATCTAAACCTTATTGCGGTGAAATATTGATAGGATTATTTAGGTGACTGATGCTTGAACCCATTGAGAATTTCCTGATGGGCCCAAATATCCTGTGTATAAAACGCCAGTGTCAGTATTGAACCATAAAGCACCATCATTTATAGGTGATGGCGCAAGATTCGTAGCCAAATACGACTGCATTATAACGACAGAATCTCCTGCGGCAACAGCACTGCCTCCAGATCCTCCTGTAGATGTCAGGGGAAACCAAGTTCCAACAGAAGTTGAGCCTGTGGTTGACGGTAAGAAAGAGTATTGTGTTTTTGAATTTCTCTCAATAAACAAATCACCGTATTGAAACCAACTTTCATTTCCGGCTGTTCCGTATACTCCAGCATTAATATCCGCAACAAAATCGGTGTATGTGTTGTAAACATAAGTTTTTGATAACGGATACTCTTGAACGCTTCCTGTGGATCCTCCAACAAAAAGAGTTCGATCAAAGGTGTTTATTGCAAGTTCACCAAATGCCAGTGTTGAAGGAACATTTCCGGCAGTTAACCCACGCTTAATTTTAATTCTAACATCACTCATCTGTATTCCACCCAACTGCTAGACAGTCCTGTAACTGTGTAGGTGTAAAGTTTTCCGTTGTCTGTATCTATCCATCTGTCACCAGTATAAAATGGCCCTGTAAGAACTGCGGAGGTTCCTCCAATGAAAACTTGTGTTCCTGTTCCACCACCACCACCACCACCACCGCCAGAAGAAGAAATGGTTAAAGAATTTGTTGCAGAATCTGTTGTTATTGAAACATTAGCACCAGCAACAAAGGTTAAAGTTTCTGCTTCATATTGAATGGAAGTTAATCCTGCTTGACCAGAAACTGCAATTGCCTTGAAGGCAGTATCCATACCACCGCCTCCACCATCACGACTAACGCTTGCTCCAACACCAGCAATTGCTTTAACTTTGCTTAGATCAATGCTCAGAGACTTTTTATTTGAGTCATATTGAAGCGGATAATTTGCGTAGAGAAGACCAGATTCTCCTTGATCTCCCTTGTCACCCTTTTCGCCTCGTTCTCCAGCATCTCCCTTTTCACCGCGCTCGCCTCTTTCTCCTACAGCCCCATCGCGTCCATCCAGTCCAGAATCGCCCTTCTCGCCCTTATCGCCTTTTGCTCCGCGTTCTCCCGCATCACCCTTTTCGCCCTTTGCTCCCGGCTCTCCCGCTTCCCCTCGCTCACCTTTCGGGCCCATTTCGCCTTTCGGGCCTTGAATGCCTTGAGGGCCGGATGCTCCTTGTTCTCCCTGCTCTCCTCTCTCACCTTTCTCTCCCTGTGGCCCTTGAGCACCTGGAACTCCTTGTGGGCCTTGGACTCCCTGCGGTCCCTGTGCTCCCGGTTCACCCTTCTCGCCCCGTTCGCCTTTTTCACCTTGGACACCTGGTTCTCCTTTATCTCCAGGCCACCCATCCCGTCCATCCTTGCCTGGCACTCCTTGTTCACCACGCTCTCCGCGTTCTCCGCGTTCACCCTTTGGGCCTTGAGGGCCTGGAATGCCACGCAGACCACGGAGACCTCGAATGCCTCGTTCTCCTTGAGGCAATTCGATATCACCCGAAGGTGATTCCGGGTTGGAATCCGATTCTAAAAACTCTCCGAACTCGCGGAGGAATTGGTCATCGGACGGATTGTGGTTTTCTCGGTCAGACTGTCCCATCGCCTGTATTTAGGGGCTGTGCTAAAGCCTTCCACGAAACAGGAAACAGGGGTTCAATCAGTTTGGAAATAGCGGCAGCGTATTCTCGCACTTCCCACTGCGCGTGTGGGTCGGAACGCAATGCGTAGACTCTGGCGTATGCGGCTAGGCTTCCCGTCCACCACCACTCGGTATAAGTGCCTTGTGGCAACACAAATCTGGCTTGTTCAGGAGCAACACCGTCGCGTAACAGAGCATTATAAGTATCAAGAGCATCCAAAGCCACACGATTATACATGCGATCAAAATCGTTGGTAATCAGATCTTGAATGAAATCATCACTGCCCTGCTTTGCTCCATTTGTGGGAGCGGAACGCCAGTCGGGTGTATAGAAGTCCGGCTCATCTTTCACATAGCGACGACTCACTTCATTCTCCACGAATCCTTGCTTATGTTTGAAAAGTTGAGTGCGAATCGAAATTGGAGCCTTGATGTGCAAGGTAATCTGCGGATGAGCAAACGGAGTCCAATGCTTATGTGTGGCAAGATACCCGATAAGTTTTGCATCTTTCTCGGTCATCTGTGTGGATTTTTTATTGAAAGATACACGGGCTGCATTCACAACCATTAGGTCGCTGCCCATGTGAGAAATAAGACTAACAAATCCCTTGTCTAAAACCTGAATGGTGTTAGCATCGTTCACACTTGCCATACTCATAATATACTCCTATTAAATTATCGGGGGTTATCTGGTCGTTTTACTTTTGCTTTCGCGGCTTTACCTGAACCGCCTGGTTTAGTTAACGCACCCAAATCCATTGCAGGTTCTGTGCCGCTAATTTCTGTCATGGTTTCTTCCACGGTAGCCAGCACTTTATCGTCTTTGCCCAAGATTTCAATTCGGTCAACTCCGTCTACAGCAGCAAGAATTTGTTTGGCATCTGCTTTCGCGTCTTCTAAAGAAGCACTACCCATCTTGCCAGTCTTCACAATCTTGTCGCCTTGGTAAGCCACCCACACAAACTCGGCTCCACGATACTGATACGAGCCTGCATTCTTTTTCACATACTCGATATCGGTAGTGATGGCTTCAACGAATTTACGGAATGGTTTCATACTCATATTTAGGGCTAGCATCGCTTCCACCCCATGAATTTAAGTTTTGCTGCCGCACCACGAACCGCATTTTCTGTGATAATACGCAAAGGATCAAGTCCGGCTAACACCATGTCGTTAATATCCTTTTGCTCGACCGACGAGGGCCAAATACACACCGTTCTACCCGCCGCAATCAATCCTTCCACCACTTTTACCACTTCTCGGTTTCGGGGTTCGTTATCCAAAGCGAAAACGGGATTTGCACCCAACTCTTCAGGCAGAACAGCAGACTTGCCTAATCCTGCTGTGGCTACCGCGTTAGGAAGAAACAAAGAGTCTAGTGGACCTTCCACCACAATTACCGGCTTGCTTTTATCCACCCGGTCAAGACCAAACCACATTCTTTCTTCGCCTCGCTCTTTGCGAAGCGTGATGTAGCGAATAGTTTTACTGTCAAGGGCACGACAGTTTGCGCCAACAAGTTTACCTTTATGAATGATTGGTATCACAAGCCTCGGCTCATCGCCCAACTCTTTTTCGGGATCTACGGTTTTAGCCCACTCACCAAAGTTTTCGGCGTAATACAAGAGTTCGTGAGACGACTCAGGAATCTTTCTAGCGTTTAAGAAGGCTTTCGCAGGATGAGTCGGAGCGAGTTCCGAAATTTTGGGCAGTCCGATTCCCATCTCGGACGGGTTTGAATTAACCACTTCAGGTCTTCCAAATCTTGGCTGTTCGAAGGTGAAGGCAGGCTCGGCTTCGTTTCTGCCGGTGAGTCCACCTCGGTATTTTTCAAGAGTGTATTCATCATGGAGTCGCCTGTCAAACTGTTCAAGGAATTTGGATAAGGTGGTTCCGAAGTCACAGTTATGACACTTGACAAAGAATCCACCCTTCTTCTCGTAGAAGTAGAAGCGGGTTTTGGTTTTGTTTCGTTTGGAATCGCCGCATATAGGACACCTGCAAACTGCTAGAGCGTTTGTTTTCTTCCAAGCAAAGCGGGAAAGCCTTGGGGAAACCATGTTTATGAACTTCACATCCAAGTAACTCATGGCGAAAGTATACACTAGTATTTAGCGGAATGCAACTAAAACCCGCAGTTTTGCGGTTTGAGAGCCCAGGTGGTGTCATTACGGCAGACGATTACGAATTCAAGGTTTAGTTAACTTTTCGTTGAAAGTAAACATTTTTCCTGTGCCAGAAAAATTATTTTTCAGGTGTTCGCAATTTCTGCAAACTTCCGTATACATAGTCAGTTAGTTTTTGGGCTTTATGATATTGATGGTTTGAATATCTTTTTGTATGCGATCTTGTTGCCTACGCTGCAACTTCTTTCGCTTCTGCATGGCGGTGGTTTTTGGCATTGGAGGCTCTTGTCCCGGAGATACACCCGCCATTTGACCGCCACCCACATTATTTGCAGGAGCAGCCACAGCAGCACCATCTTCCGCCATCTTACGAAGTTCTTTAATTGTGGCTATTCCTTTGTTGGCTTTGTATAACGCAACTCCAAATATTGTATCCACCAAAGGGTTATCGGTTTTAAAATCTGGCGTTTCCACCATCAACATTCCACCTAACTGTTCACAAGATACTCCTTTTTCTTGTAAATAGTTCAAAATGTGAGTTTCAAACTTTTCAGGGGTTGAACCGCCGTATTGTGTTTTTAATGCCCATACCGACTTAACAAAATTATTAGTGTCTAGACTATTGACAAAAACCTGTTCAACCAATCGCTTTACATTCCAACAGTATGCGTAGAAAATATCAGGATACGCTTGTCGTTCGTGCGATTCTGTTAACTCGTGACGGTTTCGAAGAATTTTACCATTTTCGCTTATGATACCAAGTTTATAAGCGGCTTGTTTTTTCCAAGGAGTGGTGAGTATCTGAAGGAAGCGATGCTCTGCCATAATTTCTTCAAGTCGCGGATCTATACTCATCACAGACTCCTTAGTTTCTCGATTATTTCGTTTTCTAGTGGTATTTCCACTATATCTATGCCTTCTATGTTTTTTGTATTTTCAGGCAAATAATGCAGGTAAACCAAGAAGGTTTTGAGCAGGGGTAAAAGATCAGCATCCATTTTATAGAACAGCATTCGTGTAGCAGGTTCAATTCCAAACACATTATAGAATGTGATAAGATGATTAAGAATTAAACGATCTCTTAATTCCCCGCTTCTTTTGTATTTCTTAAACAAACGCTTCAAATAGATGATGCGAGTCAGATCTTCTTCAAACTCTTGCATGCTATGACACTGCGGGTTATCGTAATGTTTCACCGCGTATAGCGCGAAATTTTCATCGTTAAGCGTTTTAAATATCATTACAAAATCTCAAATTTTACCATTACAAAAACTCCTCACATGTATCTATAATAAAAAAGGGAGCCTTTCGGCTCCCTTCGGGCGGTGAAATGCGGATTTTAGCGAACGCCCTTAGCCTTGAACTATTTGTGACTTAACGGAGAATGTTCCGTCTTCATTTTTAGCAATTTCAACAACAAGATTTAGAGGAGTTCCTGTCTTATTGCTAATATTGTCGGCGTGATAAGGGTCATAGCCAGGATCTGTTGGATAGCGACCATATGATCCACCAAGATACTTTAGCGGGAAAGAATGAGAACCTTCGCCAATTTCGTTTACAGGGCCTCTCTTGTTGTCGATGCTTGCTGTAGCATCTTGTTCTAGTCCTGTTTTTGCAGGAGGCATACGGTATTCAAAGAATAAACCAACAGTTTCCAACTTGTTCTTGATTTGAGTTAACACATTATACGGATTGATGTAAGTTTTCCTTACAGCAGCCCCTAGAAATGTGTTGAGTCTAGCAAGGGCTTCGTTGTTCAAAGAAGCAATGTTAATTTCTGGAGTATCAACTGCTCCATCAGGATTGTGTGCCCCCACAGCAGGATTTAAGTGACCCGCCTCGGTAGAAGCCATACCCCACTGCTCTTTTAACTTACCTCTTAGTTCCTTAAAACGCATGATAAACTCCTATCAACGAACTGTTACACGGAAGGAAGCATGTCCTGTTCCTGAAGCAGCACCAGCAGTTGAACCATCGTATACTGTTGCTGTTAAACCGTATGCTCCCGAAGTCAATCCTGCTGGAAGAATTACCACGCCAATATCACTGTTGTATGTTGATGTTGGGCCGAAGAATGCTTCATAGACTGCTGTTGGAATTCCATTTGCTCCACTACTAGTAAGTAGTGTGCTTCCTGTTACGAATGTGATTCTCTTCAAATCGCTATGAAGAGCAGGTCCTCCGCCTGTCATGTTTCCGGTTACTGTCAAAACAAGATTTTGTGTGAAATTCACATCATTTGCTTTAACTTTAATGTAACCTGTGTTTCCTGCGGGGAAAACCGTTCCGACAACATTGGTGTATGTTGGAACCGAATTAGTTAAACCAAGACTTGTGGTTCCCCAGAACAGGGTAGAAACACCGTATTCATTTAACCCGAAATTTGCAGTTGCGGAATGGCTTAACCCTAAACCTGAATTTCCGCCAGATGTTGCTCCATCACCATTGAATGGGGTTGTGATATATGGAGAATAGTTTGTAATTCCTTGACCTACTAGCAAATCACCAGAAGTCCAACCACCGGTAATGCTAAGGCGATTGGCAAATGCGCTATTGGTCGTGCCAGTTACTCCGTTGGCACTAAATGGAGCAACAGGATCGTTAGGCATAGCAACAATCAGTTCCATTTGAGGATAACTTGAAGTTGCTCCAAGTGTTTTTACACCTTCGAATTGACCAGCCAAATTTGACAAGGCGTTCGCAACAGGAAGTTCCCATCCTGCGGTTGTGCGAACACAGAAACGCTTTTGGGCTGCTGTCAACCATGTTGGTTTTGATTCTTCTCTATCGTTATTATTCCAAGTTCCCATTTCGGCTTCTCCTTGTCGTTATTTAGCGAGTTTCGTTGATGATGTTGCGAAGGGTTGCAACTTCTTCTTCAGAAAGTTGAGTCAAAAATTCACGAAGACCCAATTCAATCTGTGATGGTTGAGTTTCTTCTTTCATACCAGCGGTTTTAATGGCAGCAGTGGCTTTAGCGGGAGTAGCCAACTTGCTTGCTTCTGCACTCGATGCACCACCCTTTGGAGCAGTCTTGTTCTTCACTTCAGCGGGAGTAGCCAATGCTGCCTTTTGTGTTGGCATTTTAACATCGGCTTCATTTACCAACTCATCAAAACGCACCACCATTTCTGGTGTTAACGAGCAACCACACTTAGCAGCACCCTCTTTCAGGTGCTTGCGTAGAATGTTACGCCTTGTTTCTGCAACCATAACGCTTTCGTTGAGCGTCTTTAATTCGGTTGCGGCCGCCTTGGCTGCTTCTTTTAGCGACTCGGGAAGTTCAACTTTTACGGTTGTCTTGCCAACGAGAACATTTGTGATGCTATCATAAAATTCTTTGCTGATTGGTGAGTTGTGCATTGCTGCTCCTTGTAAATTTTATACTCTTGCCGCTAGGTAGTATTTAGTTAAATTTATCCCTTGGCTTTCTTCCAAAGGTCTGCATCAGCGGTTCTTCGGGTTTTCCCACCTGTCAGGAACGAATTAACTCTAGCCAAAGCCCATTGCTGAGGAGTTGCACCTGGACGATGCCCGCCCTTCCAAGCCGCCATACCTCGGTCATACACTTGTTTTAAAATTCCATATGAAACACCAGATTGCTTGGCTTTGTTTTGTAAAGCCTTTTTGCTTTCTGTTAATTCTAGTTCAGTTTTTAAATCTTTAAAGCGTTTCATGTCATTTCTCCGGATTGTGTCCCCAAATCTTAAGGGCTAGTAGTTTACGAGTTGGTTCGCCTTTATCGTCACGAAGTGGGCCTTTGGCTCCCTTCATGCGGCTGATAAATGAAATTTGCTTGTTTGCCCATTTCCAGTCTCCTGTCTGCCAATCATCTTTTTTCTTGCCAAGCATTCGGACAATAGCACGAGCCGAATCGCGTCCCGAGGTAATCTTACCTCCACCAGTTCCTGCTTTGCCTGCTTCCTTACGAGACAATCCTGCCGCTTTCCCATCTTCTGAATCTATAAAATTCTGAAGTTCTTTGGCTCCCATGTTCACAAGTTTAGACCATTCTTTGTAGATACGATCTTTTTCTTCATCATCAGTTTCTTCTGCGACTTGACCGGGTGTATCTTTAGCGTAAGTTTTACGAATCTTGTTGGTTCCAATTTCCAACACTTCTTTGTAAATCTTTCTGGCAAAACTGTTTTCATCGGTATGCTCATACATCATCCACTCAAACTCTTGTTCTAGAGTGGAGGAAACTTTAGGAGCGTGTTCCGCATACATGGCTCGCTTCTGTTCTTCGATATACACTTCCCATGCGGTTTGTTCTTCAGGGCTTCCTGCTTTAGCCTGCATATGACGAGCCTTTTCGATTCGGGTTGCAATTTTGTCGCAATCATCCAAGCGAACCGCCTCATCTAAAATTTCTTGCAGTTCAAATGCTTCTGCTTTGGTTCCAAACTTTTTCGCAAACGCTACAGAATACTTGGAACGGCGAGCAGTTTTTTCGGGGTCGCCTGGTAGTTTTTTCCAAGCCTTTGGGTCTGAATCTGAACGAGCCTTACGAGCAGCAAACTGTTGAACTCTAGCCTTGGCATCCGCTTGACTTAATCCTGAAACATATTTCTTTGGTAATCCAGTTTCTTTATCTTTTGGGCTTGCAGGGGCTTTTCCTTCAATCATTGCGAACTCCTCTGTTTTTGGTTCTGGTTTTGCAGCAGCCATATCTTTCGGGTCAACTTGCATACCAGTTTGACGCAAGAAACGAAGTCCTATCAAAACTTTGTATTCCATGTGCTGTCTGTTAGTTAATGAAAACTTAACATTCTTGTATTCTCTGCCGCCAAATTTCACATCCATGAATACAACAGGACGAATTTCTCGTTCTTCAGTTCCACCTCGCTTAATCTTGATTCGACTAGCGATATCTTTGGTTATGGTTTTATCGTTAATTTTAAAGGTTACAGTATGATTCTTTTCGTTAATCTTGATATCTTTTGCATCAATAGAATTGTAACCGCTATTGCCGGTATCCACTTTCGCGTTGTATTCTACTCCATCAACCGTAATCTTTTCTGATACTGCAACATTACTGAATAGTTTCCAATTACTTTTATTACCTACATGTTCAATCAAAGCATCCATCAAACCTTGACCTTCCACTTCTTTGGTTGGTTTGCCTCCATCGTATAGCGTGTAAACATTACCGCTACCAGGTGAAGCGTTCATCTCGATGATATAAGGTTTACCGTCAACTACAACATGGTCAACGCCAACATAATAGCACTTACTCACAAGTGCAACCTTTTCTACAAGTTCAATCTCTTCTGGAGATAACTTGAATGCGCCCCCTGAGGAACCCCTAGCAATATTGGTTCGGAAGTCTCCCTTAGCCTTGTCCCGCTTTGCACAAGCAAAAATCTTGCCATTTAATACGATGCTACGAACATCGTTCTTAAAGCCTGGCAGGAACTCTTGCAGAATTACTTCTGCACCAAACTTCCACAGGGATTGTAGAACCGAGCGTAGTGACTTCTCGCTTTCAATAATAGAAACACCGATACCTTCTGCTCCTGTAACAGTTTTAACTACTACAGGATACTTGCCGCCGATAGCCTTCATCGCGTTTTCCACGGAGTCTTCATCGGAAACAAATGCAGTTCTTGGGTGTGGCAGGTTATACTTCTGAAGGGCAAGAGCGGTTTGCAGTTTGTTTGCACACAACTCCATTGCTCCCTTCTCGTTAACCATGAACACACCGTTATTTTGTAGAATTGTGGCGAGACCAATTCCAAGTTCCGAGTTCATTACACCGCCACGCACAAAGCAAAGAGTGTCACGCGGGCTTATGGTAATCTTTTTCTTTTCTTCGCCTTCAGTAATCTGAATGACTATCTTATCTCCGTTTGCTTCCATCGGATTGATGTGAGCATACTTCATCTTTACAGTATGGAATTCTATGCCCTTTTTCTTGCAAGACTTTTCCATCTTTTCAATGCTTGAGCCGTCTGTGCTGCCTTCAGCGGAAGTCAGACAAAGCAGAGTTACATCAGATGACTTTTCTTCCCATAGCCATTCTTCCTTTAGTTGCATTCCCTTTTTCACGGCCATGAATATCTTCTTGGCATCCGCCTTGCTCACATGAGCAGGAACTCCTTTAAGGAACGCATCGTAATCGCCGTCAAACACCGCCTTACGCATCTTGGATGCCGACATGCCCTGCACACCTTCCGCATCAGGGTCGCGGTTGCCAGCACTAATCACCTTGAAGTCTGAGAACTTGTAGCCCTCGGTGCTTTTTGGGTCAAGGTCAATGTATTGCTTAATCTTGTTGTATTCCGCGATGTGGTCTGCGCCAGTCACAATGTGAACGCGAGTATATCCTGCATCACTCAACTTTTGTGCAATAGCATAAGGCCCTGCAACTGTCTTGCCGTCCTTGTTTGGAAAAGGCTTTGGCATCAGTTGGAACTTCATCTTTGGGAAGAACTT